TCAGCTTTCTTAACATTCTTACTATTTTTATTAAATAATACTTCCTCTAGTATTAAAGGAATAGATGACTTACCTACTCCATTTGTACCAACGAGTTGTGTTAATGTTGACTCTGCTAGATTAACTTCATTACCTTTCCCATAGGAGAAACAGTTATCCCAAGTTAACTTCTGTAGAATAATCATTGTACACTCCTATAATTGCTTTTATCTTATCTTCATCTAAATTTAGTATATCTTGTAAATATACTACAAGTTCATCACTAATAGACATTTCGGAAGTAAGATTCAAAGTAGCTTCTACTTCTCGTTTTACAACTTTCTTATCTAGTAGTTCTGAGTTTTTTATCTTTGCCAAATCTTGAACATCTCCTTCGAGTTCATAGATTGTGTGGTCAAAGTCAGTCTGTACCATATCGTCTGGGTCTGATACAGTCTTTCTAATTAACTGCGGTAAGTTAAGTTCATGCCATGTCCATGTCCAATCATCTTCAATAAGTAAAGCACCTGTCTTTACTCTATTTCTATGAAATGATGTAGTCATTGGACTGCCTGGGTACACAATATTTCGTTGAGTATTCTCGTGAGCATGTAAGTCTCCAGCAAATACAGTCTTAAACTTATCAAACCTTTCTAATTCAACTTCAGGTACTACATGAGGTGGTATCTCTCCTCGAACATGAGTAAATAATATATCTGCGTCAATCGATTCTATACTACCTTTTCTATGTAGGTCTGCATACGGAAGGATAGCCCAGTCATCTTCTACATAAGTTGTATCGATAACCTCGACTAATCCATTCACGTCTGAAGTTGCTTTCTTCAGGTTGGTGAAGAAAGTTTTGTTTTTCCTAGTTGCTTCATGATTACCATCATAAATAACAGTAGGAACTGTTACTTCTCTAATAAAATCAAAGTAGAGAGTAAGTTCGTCCATAGAAGGGACTCGGTCAAACAAGTCCCCACCTATGATGTGCAGTTCACAGTCTTTTTCTAGCTCATGTATTTGTTCAAAAAACATTTGATACCTTTTGGTTGCCCAATCAGTAGGAACATTTTTCTGCCCGAGTTTTATGTGCCAGTCTGCTGTGAATAAAATCATGCTACGAAGTCTTCTCCTGGTTGCCAACCACAACCTGTAAGTCCATCTTCTTTAAGAGCAGCAAGAGTTCTTGCAATTTCTTCATGGTTTCTACCTGTGTCTAAACCGTTTACTGAAACGTGCTGAATGTACCCCATATCGTCTAAGATAAAAGTTGCTCTGTAAGGAACACCTTCTTCTTCGTTTACGATACCAAGTTCTTCCGCTAAGTAAAGTCCACAGTCAGCAGCTAACCAATGGTCAATATTTCTAATGCCACCGTTAACTTCTCTCCATGCGTGTTTGCAGTACTCATTGTCTCCAGATATACCTATTACAGTAGCATCTTCTGTTAGACTATCAAATCCTGCGATTTCTGTTGGACAAATAAAAGTAAAGTCTTTAGGGTAAAAATAAATTACTGCCCAACCCATAATGTCGTGGTCAGCAATAACCCCGATTTCATTATCTTCATTAACTCCCTGTAGTTCAAACTCAGGGAACTTTTGTCCTACTCCAATCATGATACGTCAAACTCCTCGTCTACAGTCTCACCAGATTCTGCACCTTGTACTCTTTTGAGTAGCTCTAGTTGAGCGTCAGGTGTAGGTCTAGGTAATACGTCGTCCATAGACTTAAGGTCAGCAATAAGTTCTTGCTCCCAGTCTTCCAACGCTCTTGGTTTACACTTAAGCATTTGCAGTTGATACTCAACATTAAATACCTGTGGTCCAGTCTTCAATCTCTTGAAGTATATATCCCACCCTGTCTCTGTGTCAGTAGGATTACCGAGGTCTTCCATAGCCACTAAGATTTGGTCAAAGAGTTTCCTCTTTAGATTAACAACTTTGACAGTTTTGTCAGAGTAGTCAATGCCCTGGACTGCATAAGCCCAACCGCATTTTAAGTCAGGGTAAAAATCACGAACATGGTCATGTTCGATATTATTAAATGTCTCGGAGTTCCTATCGAAAGACAAACACTCCATAGGAATGTTTTTGTTGTTTTCGCCTTTTATCCAATAGACATATCTTGGAAGTAAGTCACCGACTAAACGTATGTGGTGGTCTTCCTTGTTGCCAAAATTGTATGTTTCAATCTTGGACTTTTGGGCTGAGCCCTTAGTTGTATTAAAGCCAATAGCCATAATATTCTCCTTATAATGTCTCCTCGTATTTGAAATGAACCTTTCCATCTCGAATCTCGAGCAGTCTGTTTTGGTTAATCGTGTCCTCACTTACTTGACAGAAAATGAGGTCTAAAGTGGTGTCTTTCGTCTTGGTGTACTCATACTGGTTGCGGAACGATGCGACACCTACATATTCTGCAACTTCTTTATCGCTATAAGTACGACCTTTCTCGAGCAGTTCCTTTGGGTTTACCAAGAAGGAGCTACCGTGGAAATTCTTTTCATAAAACTTAAACGTTTTATCGTAATAATTTTTTGGTGTGATTCTATAAGTAATGATTCTCATAATGGTAATGATATCAGCAACATTTCCATTAGTCGCTTCTAGAATCTTCTTCCAGTCAAAATATATCATATATTATACCAAAAATATGAGGGGTTGTCAAGAACTATTTTTTTCATGTATTTAATTCAAATAAAGTTTCTGTTACTTAATGTTTATCTTATAATCTTGTTTTACATAATATCCCATTCGCGCGTTAGCTTGTCTAGCTGCCGTCTTACCTTTTAAATGGATATCTACTATTTTTGGTTGGATTTTTCCTTCTTTTTTACGGATAACCCTACCAATTAACTGTGTGAGGAGAGGTTCGTTATTTACTGGTGTAGCAAGTACTAAACAACTGAGAGAGTCTAAAC